CCAAAAGCGTAGCCCCATCAGGAGTTACACTGAATAAAAAGACGTTGACTCTTGAAGTTGGGGCAAACGAAACGCTGTCTGCGACTGTTGTACCTAGTGACGCTTCAGATAAGTCAGTCCAATATAGTTCGAGCAATACCGCTATTGCGACTGTCACTCCAGTACAAGGAAAAGTAACCGCCATTGCTGTAGGGGGTGCTACCGTTACTGCTAAGACTATAAATGGAAAAACTGCAACATGTGAAGTTACAATAACTGAACCGAGTGGAGGCTAGTCTTTTGGCTAGCCTTTCTTTTATGGAAGGAGGCAAGTCATGAGCTATATTACATTCGAAGAATTCAAAAAAATCACTGGAAAATCGGATGAGTATAAAGAAACATTCGAAAAGTTCTATCGAAAAGCCGTCGCAGTGATCGACAATGTCACAAATCGTTTTTATCAGTTGCATAAAATCGATGAAGATCCAATTTCCTTTCGTGTTGAACAATTCAAGTTAGCTCTTAGCAGCCAAATAGAATATTTCGGAGAGCTAGGCGCTGATACGTATGAGAGCATAAACAAAGCGCCACAGACTTTTTCTGCTGGTCGTACCAGTGTTTCAAATGGAAGCCGATATAACTCATCAGGAGCTAATGAGAGCAAATCTTTAGTGGCCGAGGACATTTATATCTATCTCGAAGGTACAGGGCTTCTATATCGAGGTGTTGACTCATGTTAATGCCGAAACCACCAAAAGAGTTCTTGGTTGATTCGTTTATTTATCGAGAGTATCTAGGTGAAGGTGACTGGAACAAGCCTGAGTACGGTGAAGAAAAAACCATTTCTTTTTGCCGCATCGATCGCGGAAGCCAATATACGTTTTCAACGAACGGCAAGCAACTACTCTATAATGCAGTGATTTTTTGCTATGCTGGTTTGACCGATCCAATGCTCGATTTTAAAGCACAATCATTAGTTATCTATGATGGAATAGAACACACGGTGACTAAGGTTGACCGACTTACTGAAGCTTATACAGACGATTTATACTCCTATGAGTTAGAGGTGGTCTAATGGGTGTAGAAGTAAATATAAAAGGCGTGCGGACAAAATTAAGTCCTGAAGCAATGAAACGGGGAAGGTATGCATTGGGAAATCAAGCAATGGCTGATATGAATCCGTTTGTACCTAGAAAAAGTAATACCCTTCGAGCAACCGCACATCTAAAAAATGACGGAAGCGCGATCCTATATGAAACAAAGTACGCAAAGCGTCAATTTTATCTGAGAGGAAAAAATTACTCTACACCAGGTACTGGCCCACGTTGGGATTTAAAGGCTAAAAGACTGTATGGTAAATCGTGGAAACGTGCTTTTCTAAGAGGGGCGGGAATAAACTAATGGATTTTATCGATCGTATTAAAGATTCAATCAATTCAATTGATGGGTTACCTCTTAAAATCCGAAAAGGATACCTTTCTGCTGATGAAAGCCTAGTAATTTATCCGTTACCCGGCGGCCAAGTAATAACTGAGTTTTATGATGGTATCAAGGACCAACAACTGAATTATGAAATCGCAATGAAGTCAAAAGATGGTGACAAGATAGAGCAAGCATTGTGGTTGATCTCAGATTATTTAGAACAACTAGAAGAAATAACTAGCTCAAATAATTCATTTGAATTCAATAATCTTACAATATCGAGCAAGCCGTTCATCAATGATGCTGATGAACAAGGCTGGTTCGTTTTTTTGTTAAATCTTCAAGTAAAACTAACAACCTTCAAGGGGGAAAAATAATGCTATTAAAAATGAATATACAATTATTTGCTCGTAACAAGAATGCGAAACGGGAACATTACTTAGCTGAATACACACCAGGTCAAGAAACCGCGCCAACAGCAGAAAGTGAAGAATGGTTACGGTTAGCAAAATATATTAGTTCGATTGGTGATGATACCGATGAACAAACAGACGATACAGGGTTTTACGATGGCGATGGAACGCCAGAAACGACGGTAACGGCGGTCGCAGGTGCTTATAGTCCTGAAGGTTCCTACGATCCTGAGGATGCAGCACAAGCCTTGGTAGAGTCAAAGAAATACAAAATTGGTGAAGGACGAAAAGTGTGGCATAAAGTCATAATGACAAATGGAGATACTTATGTTGGGCGAGCAACGTTAACTGATATTGTCGCTGGTGCTGGAGATGCAACAGCATATGAAGATTTTAGCTGCACAATTACTTTTGATCGAATTCCAGAGAAAACACCAAAAAAATAGCGCCCGATGCCCCATCTATTGAAGTAACAGCCGGTGACGGAAAGGTGAGCTATAAACTTACTGATCCGTCCGGCGCATCGGATATTACTGGCTACAAGATTCTATATAGAACTGGATCGGCTATATTCACTGAAAAAGAAGTTACAACCAAAACGGGTGATATTAGTGGATTAACAAACGGATCGGAGTATGAATTTAAGGCACAAACTAAAAATGAAATTGGCTATGGAAAAGAAAGTGCCATTGTGAAAATAACTCCAACACCAGCTTAGGAGGACGAGAATGAAAGCATTAAATATAAATGTAGAAAGAACAGGGTTCCCTGTCACATTATCAGGATTAAATTTCTTTTTTGATTGTTCTGCGGAGCATATTGAAGAATATAAGGTTAAATATGCAGAAGTCGAAAAGAAACTAAATGAATTGAAAGATGATGACGATATCGAATCGAAGAAAGAAGCGCTTGGATTAGGCTATGATGTAATGCTTGGCGACGGAGCATTTTCGAAGCTATACAAAGAGGTGCCGGATCTTATTGCTTGGATTAATGCATTCTTTGATTTAGCTAGCGGGATTGCACAGAATATAGATGAGTTCAAACAAGAGCAAGAAAGCAAATCAAATAATGTTCAAAAAGAATATTTGAAGAAAAAAGCTATTAAGAAGGGGTGACAAGTATGCGGTTAAATGATCCGCTTGTTACCTCTTTTTCTTTTTGTGAAAAAACCTATCCAATTGATTTAGCTTTTGACAATGTGCTAGACGTGTTTGATGTTCTAGCAGACAAAGAGCTGTTTAGTAAGCAAAAGATTGACTTGGTTATTGAATTATTAGTAGGAGAAACGGATTTAAGTTTATCCGAAAAATTGGACATGTGGGAGTTAATTCGATCCAAGTTCATTTTATTCGAAGGAAATAATCAACCTGAAATTGATGAACTTGGAAACGAATTACCAACAAAGCCGACTAAAAAGAGCTTAGATATCGTTTATGACGCGAAGTACATTTATGCGTCGTTCAGGCAAATAGGGATAAATCTATTCGCAGAGCAAGGAAAACTTTCTTGGCAAGAGTTCCAGGCACTTCTTGAGAGTTTACCAGACGATTCTATTATGCAACGCATCATCCAGATTCGAAATTGGGAACCTCAAAAAGGAATGGATGCAAAAGAAAAGCGGAGAATGCGTGAATTACAGCGTAAGTACGCTCTTCCAAATATGTTAAGGGAGGAGGATGACGATGAGTGATGGAACGGTATCAATATCTGTCAATGTAGACGGTAAAGATGTAACTGGATTGAATAAAAACTTGGATCAATTAGAGGGGAAATCTACAAAAGCCAATAAGAGCATTAGAGATATGGCCGTTGCTGTCGGTGCTGTAAAGCTTGCCAGTGCGGCTTTTAATGTGCTCAAAAACTCAGTTGGCGATGCAGTTTCACGCTTTGACACAATGCAGAAGTTCCCTAAGGTCATGAAGGCGCTCGGTTTTAGCGCTGAGGACTCAGATAAATCTATTAAGAAACTTTCTGATGGGATTGATGGATTACCAACAAAGTTAGATGACGTAGTAGCTAACACACAACAAATGACGGCTATTACTGGCGACCTTGATAAATCCACGGATACTGTTTTAGCTCTGAATAACGCCTTTCTTGCTTCTGGAGCTTCTACAGATGATGCAAATCGAGGGATGCAACAATTTAATCAAATGCTTTCAACAGGAACAGTCGATTTAGAATCATGGAAAACATTACAAGAAACAATGCCTCTTGCGTTGCAAAAGACTGCAGAAGCAATGGGGTATACAGGAAAATCAGCACAGAGAGACTTATATGCTGCTTTAAAAGAAGGCACGGTAACCTTTGATGACTTTCAAAATAAACTAATTGAGTTAGGTACTGGCACTGGTGATTTAGCGAAATTAGCGAAAGAGAATAGTTTAGGAATAGCTACCTCATTCGGAAATTTAAGAAATGCTGTATCAAAAAACTTGGCGAATATATTGACTAAGTTTGACGAATTAGTCCAAAAGCTAAGCGGTAAAACAATAGCTCAGCACATAGATAGTTTAAAAGGTGGGATTAACTCTGCCGGTGCATCGATAGTCAAGTCGATGGATAAGATAATTCCGTTGATTCAAAAAGGAACTGCTTTTGTGAAAGAGCATTCTACTGCTTTTAAAATCCTTGGTGGGATTATTGTTTCTGTAGCGTCAGGTTTTCTTGCATTTAACGCAACAATAGGAATTTTAAATAGTGTTTCCAATGCAATAAAAGGTGTTAAATCAGCATTTACTTTGATGAAGGCTGCAATGATGGCTAACCCATTCGCTCTAGTGATAGCAGGAATTGCGGCATTAACTGCAGGTTTTATTTACTTCTACAAAACAAATGAAGGATTCAGGAATAAGGTAAACGAAATAGGCCAGTCTCTATCTGCGTTAATGGCTCCTATGGATAAAGTATTAGCTGGATTAAAGTTACTATGGCAAGGATTTAAAGCTATTTTTACTTCCGACTGGAGCGTTAGTGTAGCAAATTTAAAAAACGAATTTACAAAACTATTTCCGGAATCATTATGGAACGGTATGACACGTTTAGCGAATGGTCTAAGAAATGTTGTCGAAGGAATCAAATTATTAGCAAAAGCCTTTAAAGCAATTGCATTTAATGATTGGAGTGTAAGCGTCGCAGAACTACATGATCGATTTAGCGAGATGCTGCCAGAATCTATTTGGAATGGCATGACAAAATTAGCAAACGGCGTAAAAACACTGATTGGAAACTTTAAATCAGGATCAAGCTCTGTTGACATTTTTGGAATTGGACTTAAGGTTATTAAATCTGTTTTTCTTGCGTTGCTGGGTCCGGTA